CCCTTACCGAGGGATGGTCCAGGGCAGCGACCCCGACGCCGCAACCGTCATCGCATGGTTCGATCGCGACCCGTTGCCGTTCGACGACGACTTTGCGTCAAGCGTGGCGGCCCTGCTTGCAGCCGGCGGCCACGTCCTGGTGCTTGCGAAATCGTCCGACGTGCTGGCTCGCACGCAGGCGGCCGTCTGCATGCTTGGTTCCGAACCCGGGGTGATCGCCTCGTGAACCGCGAGACGACCGCGGCAGTAAGTGCCGCACTGGCCCTCATGTTCCGGGCGGTCCGCCTCCGCGACCACACCGAAGCCTGCACCGCAATGGAACCGCTCAAACCTCTCGTTGATGCCGGCCACGCTCGCACGGACGATATTCGCCGAGCATTGCTGACCATGTTCGAAGACGCTGGTGAGCCTGAAGGGTGGGCCAAGGAAATGGCCCGATATCTCATCGGCCACATGCACGACGGCTTCGGCTCAGCATTTAAGCCGCCGCCGGAAACGATCGAACCGCCGAGCATCGATATTCGCACCGGTGATCCGAACCCGCAGGTCAAAATGAACCGTATCGCGGACCTGATCGATCAAGCCGAGTCCGCACTACAGGAGTCGCGGCTTGGCTTGTTCCAGCGCGGCGGAAACGTCGTCCGGCTCGCACCTGTCCGTGATCGTGACGCAAACGGGCGTGAAATCGAGGTTGTCCGGCTGCTACCCGTGACCGAACCGCACCTGTCCGAGTTGATGAACGACGCCGCCCGGTGGGAACGGTATGACGTGCGCGGCAAAGGCTACGTGTCGACGCGTTGCCCCGCCGATCTGCCGCGGATGTATCTTGCCCGTGGCGGCATCGGGTGGCGCCTCCCGCACCTGGCTGGTGTGATCCATGCACCAACAATGCGCCCGGACGGCTCTATTCTGGATCTGCCGGGATATGATGGGGCGACACGGCTCTATTTTGACCCGCGCGGCGAGGTGTTTCCCGAGATACCGACCGAACCGGATCTTTATGACGCGATGGCGGCGCTGGCGGTGCTGCGCGAGCTCATCGAGGAATGTGCGTTCATCGATCGGACAGATGCCACGGTTGCTCTGTCTGCCATCCTGACGGCTGTTGTCCGCAGTATTCTGCCGGCGGCCCCAGCGCACGCCTTCACGGCGCCCGCGCCTGGCACCGGCAAAAGCTACCTCGCCAGCATCACAGCCCGTATCGCCACGGGGCGAGACGCGGCGGGCTTGGCCTTTTCGAGCGATGAGGCTGAGAACCGCAAGCAAATCGACGCCGCGTTGCTGGAAGGCCGCACGGCGCTGCTGTTTGACAACGTGACCTCTGAGGTCTCGGGCGCCCGGCTTTCCGAAGTGCTGACGCAACCGGAAATCACCATTCGACCGCTTGGCCGAAGCGAGACGGTCACAGTGCCATGTGCCGCCATGGTCCTGATCGATGGCAACAACCTCACGGTGGCCGCGGACATGACACGGCGCGTGCTTCTCAGTCGCCTTGACCGCAAGGTCGAGAGGCCGGAGACGCACGAATTCACCCGCGATCCGCTGGCGATGATCGCAGCCGACCGCGGGCGCTACGTGGCCGCGGCGCTGACGATCCTGCGCGCCTATTACGTGGCGGGCCGGCCAAACCGCCCGCCGGCTCTCGGTAGCTTTGGAGCCTGGTCCGACCTGGTGCGCGGTGCGTTGCTGTGGTTGGAACAGCCCGACCCGGCGGACAGCATCGAGCGTGTCAGGGCCAATGATCCGAGGCGGTCAGAACTGCAAGCGGTGCTGGCGCACTGGTCCGCGGCGTTTGGCGATCAGCGAACCACCACCGCAACCCTGATCGAGACGGCGCGCGCTCTGCCGGATTTTCGCGAGGCCTTGCTCGCCGTGGCGGGCGCTGCCGGGGCGATCAACACGCAACGACTTGGCAAATGGCTGCGGGCAAATGTCGGCAAGATCGCCGATGGCATGCGGCTGGAAGCGGCACCGATGCGGGACGGCAACCGGCAATGGGTATTGCTTGGCGGACCGTCAACACCAGCCGAGCCGGCGCTCGCCGAGATGCTCGCATAGGCGTCCGCCTCGCGCGTTCAGTGGCGTTTCAGTGGCGTTCGAAATTGCACTCCCACTTCGCAACGACAGCGGTTTTCTGCCGATTTTTAAGTGGTCAAGTGGGAGTAGTGGGAGAAGTGGCGTTGTTTTCCATCTTACGCGGGAAGCTGTCAATGAAACGACTTAACAACGATGACACGTATATGCATAAGAGCGGCATCAAGCGCCACTTCTCCCACTACTCCCACTTGGCACACTGGAAAGCGGCAGTTTTCTGCGGATTTTCGGAAGTGGGAGTCGCGGAACGCATCGCCACTGAAACGCCACTGACCGCGCCCGAGGCGGACGACGGCTCTCGGAGGTGCGGCCATGACCGACACGCAAACCGTTCGATTCGAATTGCTCGGGTTCCAACGCATGCGCGACGCCGGCCGGTTGAAGGCGCTTGCTGTTGTCGAGATTGAAATCGCAGGTGTTGTGGTCGTGCTGCAGGGTGTCCAAGTGATGGCCGAGCCTAGCGGCGGGATGGCCGTGCGGCCACCGCATCACCGGGCCGCGGACGGGCAACTGCGGCCGTCTGTCGGGTTGCCGAAGGCGCTACGTGATGCGCTGGCCGCCGAGGTGTTGGCCGCCGTGACCGGCGCGACCGCCGATTAAAAATCTCTCAGGGCTGACGGGGGGAAAAAGCCGGTCCCAGCCTCAGCGTGCAAAAAGACAAAATGAACGGAATTTCCCACGACCGGCTGCCGGCGCCCATTTGACCAGTAGTATACACAAAAATTTTATCAAAATGGACGAATATTCAAAACGCCAAGACTAATTCGTTTGGATTAGATGTTGAGGCTCGTGGCAGCGAACGTGGCGAACGTCCTGGTAGGATCTAATACTAAAAAGCTCTAGGTTTTGAGAGTAGGCCGACAACAACCGGACCATCTTGAACTTGGATTGTCGCGGTCAGGTCTACCAGCTTCAGAGCCTGTTGGATAAATTCCGCGTCTGAGGCGTTGCCTTTGAGTTCAAAATCGGTCGGCAGAACCGGAGGATCCAACCAGCGATTAGCCGACGTTACTGTAACACGGGCCGCCCTAAGAGCGTTTACGATCTGACCTCCAAACGTCAATGCCTCCGGGTCCGATGAGGCAAGCACTGAAACTGAAATTTGTCTTTTGGATAACTCATTAATTAAAATATTCATTTGATCAGAGGACAGCTCTCGCCATGCGAGCCGATATTTTAATTTCTCGGTCTCCAGTTGTGCTTGGGCGGTCAGCGTTTTTTGAACGGCGATGTCGGCCTCTGCCCGCTTTGCTACCCCTGCAGCTTCGCCCGCGGCTCTGCCTGCAACAATGCCCGCCGCTGTAGCGTCTGCAACCTTGCCTGACATTTCGGCCTGATAATTGCGGAGGGCCAATTCCGCTGCGGTAGTCTCGAGCTTATGAACCCGGATTGAGCCCACAGTCGTGGCTACTACCGCGAACGCAGCAACAGCCGCAAAGGTAAGCGAAAGCACCATGGCTGTGTCCCACCACTCGCCGTTATAGCCGAGAAATAGAACAGGGATGTTCGTTTGTGTGGCATTTAACGCCTCGGAAGGATCGGTCACAGGGTGGGGGTCCAACTCATTCGATTCAGTCCAGAGGTTACAGGATCGGTGCACAAAAGCTGGCATTTTATTGGATCAAAGTCGATACGCGCTCCTTTTCCCCGACTCCCCGACATTCGAAGGCCGTGAAGTCGAGGCGACAAGACAGCTATCTTCGAATACTAAACGTCTCCGGCCAGGGCTTCCAACATCGCTGACTGCGGGAGATCGCCGATGGTTGTGACGCGATACGAGAGCAGCACGTGTTTAAGCCAAGCAGCGCCCTCGTTTCGCGCCCGACGATAGAACAGTTTTCTGATCATAATGGGATTCTCCGTTTCGGTTCAGCCCGCGGATAGTCCGGCCAACGATTAATGTTGTTGACAAGAAACAAGTAGCGTAGGAAGCTACAAAGCGATGTATCGTTAAACGCTACATTCGTATTTTTTTCAATTAAGGGAGTTCTTGGAAGTATCGAGTGGTGCCGGCTGTGATGCATTGTGACGACGAACCGATGCACCAAGGAACCGCCACTGTGACAATGCGTGAATTGCTCGCCCGCCGTGAAGCCATCCGCGCCGAGTTGCGCTCCATCCATACGGCGCACCCGGACGCGTTGCCGCCGGAGGCGCAGACGCGATGGACGGCCCTTGAAGCCGAAGGCGCGACCCTGGCGGCCCAGGAACAGCGGCAGGCGTTGCTTGACGAATACGACCGCCGCGCCTCCGGCCATCATGTAGCCGGCACGGGCGACGATCGTTTCGACGCCCTGCAGGCGCAGGTTTCTGCAGCTGACGTGATCCGCGCGCAGATGGGCGCCACCGATGCCGGCGCCGGGCGCGCGCGTGAGGCGTCCGCCGAGCTGGCCCGCCGGTCGGGCCGTTCGCCGGAGGGGCTGTTCTGGAACATGGGCGCCACGGCGCCGACCGAAAAGCGTGTGCTCACGACCACGAACCCAGGCGGCGGCCCTGGTTCAAACCTGATCCAGACGACCGTTTCGCCGACTGTGATCGATCGCTTGCGCGAGCGTGTGATGGTCCGCCGGCTTGGCGCCACCGTGCTGGGCGGCTTGGTGGGCAACCTCGCGATTCCGCGTCTGAAGGCGTCCGCAACGGCGCAATGGGTGTCTGAGAACAGCGCTATCACCGCGAGCGATCCGCAAACGGATCATGTCGTCTTCAGCCCGAAACATTGCGGTGGGATCGTCGAGATGTCGCGGCAGATGATCCAGCAATCCAGCCCTGACGTCGCCTCGCTGATCGAAAACGATTTGGCACTCTTGCTGGCTGTGGCGCTGGACCAAGTGGCGATCACCGGCGGTGGCAGCAATCAGCCGTCCGGTATCCTGGCCGCCGGTTCGGGCATCACGACCATTGCCGGCGGCACCAATGGCCTGGCGCCGACGTGGGCGAACGTCGTCAACCTCATCGGGGCGGTGGACGCATCGAACGCCCTGGACGGCTCATCGTTGGCGTTCCTCACGAACGCCAAGGTCGTGAAGGCGATGCGCCAGACCGCCAAGACGACGACCGACACGGCGTCGAATTTCATAATGAACGACGCCGCGATGCTCGCCGGCTACTCACTCGCCAGCACGCAGAATGTGCCGTCAACGCTGACCAAGGGCAGCGGTACAGGCCTGTCCGCGCTGATCTTCGGCGACTGGTCGCAGCTGTTCATCGCGTTCTGGTCCGAGCTCGATATTCTGGTGAATCCCTACGAATCGACTGCCTACAGCAAGGGGAACGTGCAGGTCCGCGCGATGATGACGGCGGACGTGCAGATCCGGCAGGCCGCTGCATTTGCCGCGCTGTCCGACGTGATTGCGCCCTGATGCTTGGTCCTGTTCGGTTTCCCGATGGATCGGAACGCCGCTCCGTCGTCTGCGAAATGCGGACGGCGGGCGGGCGCAAGCTGGAAGGCTATGCCGCCACGTTCGGCGCACGCGCCAACATCGGCACGTTTATCGAGACAATCCGGCCAGGTGCGTTTCGGACGTCTCTTTTGACGCCGGGGCGCGACGCGCTGGCCCTACTCGACCACGATCCAGCAAAGGTGCTGGCGCGGCAGGCGAACGGCTCCCTTCGGCTCGCCGAGGATGCACGCGGCCTGCACTTCTCGCTTGACCTGCCAAACACGACGGCGGGCAACGATGCCCTTGCCCTTGTGCAGTCCGGCTTGGCGGGCGGCATGAGTTTTGGATTCCGTGCCACCGATGAGGCATGGCCGGCGGCCGATCAGCGCGAGCTTCGCGCCGTCGACCTGTTCGAAATCAGCCTGGTTTCGGCGTTTCCGGCCTACGGTCAGACCGAGGTATCAGCACGCACGGCAGCCCGCCATACCGGCGCCGCTCGCATCCGCGCAATGCGGATAGCCCTGCTGTGAGCCTGTTGCGCCGCCTATTTGGCCGCGGCACCGAGGAACGCGCGAGTGTGTCCTATGGGCCTTCGTTCGCCCTCGCGAACACGGCGGTGGGACCAATCCAGCCCTATCAGGCTGAGAACCTGTCGACCGTGGTGGCATGCGTCAACGCCATCGGCGATGGGCTCGGGACGCTGCCTGCGGCGGTCTATCGCTCGCAAGGCGATGATGGCCGTGTCGAGATCTCGGGGCATCCTGTCGCCCGGCTGATCCGCAGTCCGAACGCCTGGCAGACTTGGCCGGATTGGGTGGCGATGACGGTGGCCGAAATGCTGCTGTTCGGCAACGCGCTGTCTGTCATCGAATACGACGGCGCCGGCCGCCCTACGGCGCTACGGCCTGTTCCTTGGAAGAATGTCCGCGTTCAGCTGCTACCGACCGGCCGGCTTGTCTATGACGTCGTGCTCTATCAAACGCCTTGGGGCGGAACCGGCATGCCTCGCCGCTTCCTGCAGGATGAGGTGTTTCACCTCCGCGACCGGAGCGACGACGGCTATGTCGGCCGCTCGCGCCTGTCCCGCGCGCCGGAGGTTCTTGAAGCGGCGCTGTCGGTCCAGGAATACAGCGCCGCGGTCTTCCGCAATCAGGCCACTCCCTCCGGAGTCGTGTCCGTCCCCAACGGGATCGACAAGGACGGCTGGAAACGGATGAAGGAACAGTTCGATGAGGTGCATACCGGGCGGCACAACGCCGGTCGCACCATGTTCATCGGCGATGGCCAAAAATACCAGCAGATCAGCATCAACCCCGAGGACGCTGAGTTGCTGGCGTCGCGGCGCTTTAGCGTCGAGGAACTGTGCCGGCTATTCAACGTGCCGCCGCCGATCGTACAATCGTATGAAAACAATACGTTTACGAACGCGGCGCAAGCGTCCCTATGGTTCGCTTCGAACACGCTGGCGCCGATTGCTCGAAAGATCGAGGCTGAATTTGCCCGGTCCGTCATCAACGATCCGACTGGCGCCGTTCATCTCGAAATCGATCTGTCCGGCCTGATGCGAGGCGACTACGCCACGCGATGGGCCGCCAACGTCGCGGCTGTGAACGCCGGCATCCTCACCGCGGACGAGATCCGCGAACAGGAAGGCTTCGGCCCGCTCGGGACTGCGGACGACGCACCGTCACCCACAACCACCACCTCACCCCAGGAT